TCTATAGTATCTGAATCTGTCTCTGAAACATCGAAAGTTAAACCCCAAATAGCAGGTCTTGTATTCAACCCAAATTTGATTCGGTGTTGGTAGCCATCATTAAACTCTGTAGTGCGTATAGCAGGGTTAGTTGTTTTTTGTGATCCATAACTCGGTTTGATCGAAGGGAAAGTAGCCATTATGTTAATAATCCTCCAGGCCGTCTTTGTTTAATCAGTTCTGATTGTATCGCTGCTGAAAGCATTTGTCCTAACTCTCGACCTTTCTGCTCATCACCTTCAACAGAAGAACCAGAAGCATCTACATTTATTGCAATATTTGTTGAACCAAGAGCATGATTAGGAATTATAGTTCCTGCCCTATCAGGCATAAATAATTCTGGGCCTTTTTCTCCTACAACAGAAGGTCTACCAACAGGAGGTCTACCTCCACTCGCAAATTTACCATACTTGGAAGTATCAAATCCTCCTCCATAGTCAGAAGTATCAAAACTACTTCCAAGACTTAATCCAGCAGCCGATGGTGGTTTTACAGATTCCGTGACCGTTTTTGTAGGGCCAGATGAAAATATACCGCCTATTAAAGCATTAACACCAAATCTAATTAATGCTCTTGAAAGTTCACGGAATACACTACTAGCTACTTGACCAAGAGTTTTTGTACCATCTATTGCAGCCTGTATTGCATTGACCAATCCATCTTCTATTGTTTGCCCAAGGGTCTTATATAAATCTCTTAATCGTTTTACTGCTTCTTCCTGTTTCTCTAATGCTGCAACCTGTCTTATTGCATAGTCAAGGTCTTTCTTCTGTTGATCAGTCATAGCTAAATGACTTAAATCTTTAATCCTTTGCCTAATAGCAGCTTCCTGTTCTCCATATTTTATTCTGAGAAGAATAGCCTCTTTTTCTGCCTCTAAATCCTGCATTATTTCTCCATATTTAACCTTCATTCCATCTAACTGTCCATTCATGTTCTCCATATGTTTTTCAATTGTTGCTAGAATCTTGCCTCCCATTGGAAGTGCCAATAAGAATTTTGCAACTTCCTTGTATATCTTTGCAAAGAAACTAAATATTACATTAAGAGTCCATAAGATACCTTGAGTTAGTTTCAAAATACCCGTTAATACGGTAAGAAATGGAGCAACAATAACTCCAAGAGTTGTACCAGCAGCAGCCAAGAAACCATCCCATGATTCTTTTAATGCTCCGACATTATTAGCAATATCTTTATTAACATCTCCCCATGCACCAGTTGTCCAGAATACTTGTTTATTAATAGCTTCCTGTGCCTTTTGGAAATCTCCTATTTTCTTTAAATGTCGTATTTGAAGTTCTAATTCAGCATTAACACGAATACCTGATTGTTCTAAAGCCTCTAAATTTAAAGTTTGAGTCGCATTGCCGATTTCAACAACTCGATTATGTACTGCCTCTAATTGCGTTCCGATAGCACTACCAAATATCTGTGCTCCAAATTCCATACCTGGAGGAGCTAACAAAGAACCTGCAAGGCTACCTCCAACTGCACCAGCACCGCCACCAAATAACATTGGAAAACCTGCACCAAGCATCCTGCCTTGCGTTCTTCCTCTTCTAATTCTCCTTATATTTCTTAACCTTCTAGCAGCCGTTTTCTTCACCATAGATGCTTGTTTTTTAGCTTCGTCTGTAATCGCTTTTTCATTTTTCAAAACTTTGCTAGAGCTATCAATCCGTTGTCTAGCAACTCTCTTTTGCATCGTTGTAGGAGTTAAAAACTTACTACTTGTTTCACCTGCTGCTGGTAATCTTCTGCTTGGTGGTACAAGAGTCTTACCTGCAAGAGCTTCTGTCTGTGCTTGAGTAACAAAAGCAGTAGTAGCAGTAAACGGTTTAGCCGCTCTAGCTGCTTGTTTTTGAATATTTGCATTTATTCCTAACTGCCTTCCTATTGCTTTACTGATCTTTAAAAACTCTTCTGAACCAACAATCGTCATCTCTTGCATACGCTTGAGCATCGACATTGCTTCATTACCAGCAAGAATTGTTCTAGGAAATGCTTCTATTGTTTTTAATCTTGCATCAACACTTCCTATCGTTTTAGATGGATCTGCACCACTCGCCATAGCAAAGGCAGTAGCTTCCAATCTTAATGCTTTAAAATTTCCTGCTAATAAAGTTGTTGCTGCTCTTTGCCGCTCTGTTGCTTTTACGGAATCATCAAATGCCTTCCTAACAAGGCCCATTTCTTGCTTTATACCCGATATTTTATTCCCAAAGTTATTAATACTTTTGTTATCCATAAAGGAATTAACTATTTCCTTACCTTTTATTAACTCGTAATTTAATCTCTTTATTGCCCTTTGTGCAGGGTCAGTCTTTATATTAATTTTTAATTTATTTATATTTCCAAAAACTTTCTCTACTTGCCTTGCAAGCTGATGGAGTTGCTTTACATTTTTTTCACCACGACTCGTATTTATAACAAGATCAATCGTTTTAACCGCCATTTCGACCTAGTTAGACAAACTTATATTTTATTCTACCGTTTTTTATGTAAAAAACCTTACTTACTACGAACTTTATTCATTTCTCTTTCTTGTTCTTCATTTTTCATTTTATGATATGCAGCCCAACCTATCATCTCTTCAAGAGTCATAGAATCACATAATTCACTAACCGTCTTTTTTAATTCATTAGCAAGTGAATATATAAACATCCAATCGCCATTAGCTTTTCAAATCGGCTTCTGCCTCTTCAACCCCCTTAGTTGCACCAGCTTCTAACATGGCTAACTGGATTTCTTGTAAAACAGAAGCAGCAACTTCTCTTCTCAAAGATGCTTTATCTCCATCAGCAAATAATCTTTTTTCATTTTTATCTAATGCTTTCTCAATCATTAGTTGTAAAGCAAAATCATTTGCATCTTCAATTCCACCACTTTTTTTCTGAATCATTTCACGTTCAGCAATAGTTAATGGATGCCAATAAATAGTAAGAATAACTTCATCATTGTCCTTAATATCATATTTGTATAGTTGGCCTACACCAAATTTGTTTTTAAGGAGATCAACTGCTCTAGTCATGTTATTGTATAGCTACTAGAAGTATATCAGCTATTAGCGAAAAACGCACAAGATACAATTCCTAAAAAATGTGAACGATCTTCCAATTCAACAGGAATTGGACCAGTTATCTCTCCCACTCTAGGAGAACAAGAGAAAGGATCTGAATAGTTAGAAGCATTTATTGAAGATAAACCATCAATTACAGCTTCACCTATAGATGACAATACAGAAGTTCCCTTCGATTTAGGAACATAAATATTACATTGAACAGCACCAGAATAATAATCAACTGCCCCTCCTTGTGCCTGTAATGTTGATTGACTAAAAGTTATAGAAGTTGCTATATACTTTTTAGTTTTTCCTGGAGTTGTAAAAGCAACATTATCATATGTCAAAATTACAGTATTATCTGCTGCTACAACTGCATCTGTAATTGCTTTTTCAAAAGCTGCTCTTGCATTAACTAAAGTCATAATTTAATGTACCTTGAACCTAGTGCTGGAGCAGTTCTACCTCCTTCAACTCCTTGCGGTAATACTTGAGTGCCAGCTACTCTTACATCTGGTCGAAGCATACTACCACTAAACACAAAATCAACAACTTGTCCTATATTTTCTAAATAAGGCATGATTGTACTATTTTCAGATCCTAAAGCATATCTCGCATATTCAGCCCTATTACCTATAAATATTGTTTCTCCAAATTTATATCTTTTAGTACGAGAATATCTGGGGTTTACAATACCTGGTAAAAATTTATTAGTTGAACTTTTATCTTTTAATTCTTTTCTTTCTAACCACGGAGATCGTATTTCTTCAGTAGCTAAAGGTCTATAAGTATTTACTTGCCAGCTAGAAGCAAAAAAACCAGAATATTGAGGACTTTCACCTGGTAAATGTTCAAGTACAGTATCTATTAAATTATTAAGTTGATTATTTAATTCACCTCTTGTTGATGCAATAGCATTACTTAAAGCGTTAGGATCTGATTTTGCCATTAAAATCTCCCAAGAATAGTGAACAAATAAGTTTGACCACCTTGTAATGTATTTATATTAACTATCTTTGCTACTCTAGTTGATCCTGCGTAAGTTAATGTAATTTCATCATCAAGATCAGGTTGATTATCCCCTATCAAATCAGGTGTTATATATGTTTTAAATTCTCTAGTTTCTTTTCCTAAATCTTCTTGAGAACTAATAAATTCAATCGGAACACTAATACTGTAATTAGTATCAGTTGTTGTATAAACACCTGTACTTGTGTTATAACTTCCAGATGTTTTTTTCGTATAAGTAATAGTCGTATCAAG